AATTTATCTAGGCGCATAGCCTATATTTTAATTGACTTTAATTAATTTGTCAATGTTTTTCTCACTCGATTTCATTAATTTTTCCAATGCCAATCTGCGACGGGTACTAAGTTCTTCTTTGTACGACTCTAACAACATGCCAATTTGAGTTTTGACATCGGTATTATAAGTCATAAAATATTTGTTAGTGAGATCTGCAACCTTAGCTTCGATTTCACTATCTTTAAGTTCTGCAAAACTGCCGGCTAATGGATGCATTATATACTACTCGAATAAGTTCCAGATACTTTTAAATATACGTGGCTACCTGCATCATAACTAAATGCATCAATTACATACATATTATTAGTACCTGGATAAGGATACACAATTTGTACATTTGAACCAACACCACCCGATTGGGTAAACACACTGCCGGACCATGAACTATCTACTACTAGTTTTCCTGAATTAGTAGTACTAAGTGTAGTTGTTGTTGTCGCAGCTTGTGTAAATTTAAGAATAAGTTTTATAGTACCAAACCCAGTTGTTGGCCAATTTGCAAAAGTTAGCGTAAGTCCAGATGTATTGATAGTTCCGTATTGAACTGACCCGTTATTTAAATCGATAGTAGTTGAAGTGCCGATAGTTCCTAAATTATCTGCTTGAGGATAAAATTGACTGTAGGAACCGTTAGTTAATGTTGATCCTTGTAAAGAATTTGTAGCAGATGTAACATTGATACCATTTGCCTGCAAAGCTGAAATTTCAGTAGCCGCTTCGGCTAATCCAGTTTTAATAGCTGTGAAATTGTCACGAAATCCTTGACTATTATTATCCTGTCCTGCTACTGGGTAAGCAGTATTAATTGTTGATGTAATTATTGCGCTGGTCATACGGTTATCCTATTGTCTTTGAATATTAGATATTTATCGTTGCTGTACCCTGACAGAGAAGTCAATGTGAATCTGTCTACAGTATAGTCTAATTGGCTAAAATTAAACCCATTAAATTTGATATTTGTTATAATTTTGTCTGCTGTTCCTGGTTTACAAAAACACAATGGAATAGCTAGTACATACCCTAATTGGGCTTTTTGTCCGGATTGTATACTTCTCATCCATAGAGGCAAATAATTACGCTCTGTTGCTCCGGCATTGCTTAGTCTCTTTTGCCAATTAGAAATACTACTAGGAAAATATGTATCTGTATTTGGATTACTAGCTTCGTACCCTGTACTATCTACAGTAATATTGTAATCATTTCTTCTACTATCGGGCGCATCTAAAGTAAGTGTAGTTAAATCGTTTTTGTAAAAATTTAAACTATTATCTACAGTAATTGTTTCAGGAGCATTACTACTAGTTTTAATAGATAAGGGTAAATGTTTTCCATTTGGCTCCATAGGATCTAGCATTTGTATGTAAACTACTTCGTAGACTGGAACATTAGATATAGGATCAAATGCCACAGCTTTCTCGATGCTTCCAAATTGAAAACGTTTCTTTTTATTGTTTAACGTCATAGCACTAACATATGCAGAAGCATATAAATTTTGTATTCCTGCGTATATTAATATAGATAAATTAGTTTGTACTCCAAAATTTGGATCTTCTGGTCTATAAATGCTGGATGGCGTGAATACTGTACTGTTGTTTATAAAACTGCTAAACAATGCTCTTTGGGCAGGGATCAAAAATGGTCTTGCTGTAATATTATTGTAAATTGTAGTATTCGGAGTAGTGATAGTTAGAGTAAATGTTTTATCAATTGCACTATAGGCATATTGATCGGCTGCTTCAACAGTAAATGTATATGTTCTATCGTAAGTTGTCTTACCAGCATCGAATGTAGTTTGTGATCTGTCAATGGTTAACAACCCTGGCAAATTATTTACTAGATCATCAAACTGATTTGGAATTCCTAAAATCTCGCCATCGCCGTTCAATTTAAGTCCTGGTGGTAAAGATCCTGCCGTTAAATTATACGTAACAATGGCATCTGGTACACTAGTAGTAGCCAATAGATTCAATGTACATATATAATCGGCTGGTATAGATCCTAAATTACTAGGAGAGCTCCAGGTTATAACACTGTTAATACTTCCTAATATTGTAATATTAAATACTCTACTAGCAGATATAACTTCACTATTATTATCGCCAGGTCTACTGGCTGTAATAGTAAATTTATAATTTTTAGTAACACTTGGTTGATAAGGTACTAGTCCGTAGAGATCACCTGATACAGGATCAAAATTTAAACCTAATGGTAGTTTACTTAAACTTCCTATATAAAAATAAGTATTATTAGGAATAGAAATTAATAATGCACTTGACAGTGCTAATCTATAACGAGTAGGAGTTAATTGTGTTACTCCTGTTATTGTATAGATAGTATTATCAGCAGAATTTATATAATTATCTAATGTAAAAAATTGTCCTATTACTGGAATACTTGATAAATCTTGAACAGTAACAGACGTACTACCTAAAATATTATCAGTTATTAACATTTGATATGCAACAGCATATACTTCTTCATTTGTGGTCTCTAATCTGAATTCTACGTTTCTATTGTCATATAATGCAACAGGAATTGTTATATAGTTATTTGATCTAAATATTCCTAAATTACTATCAGTTAACCACACTGGACGTCTCAAATATGTTGAATCGGCTGTGAATTCGTCAGCTTGACCGTCTAGTGTAATACTATCTGCTCTAAATTCATCAGTTCCGGTAACAAATATTTTAAAAATTCTTTGACTATAATTAGTACCATCAGTTACTGTGACTTTAAATTGATAATTTAAACTTAATGTTTGTGTGACTACTGAAGGTGTAAAATAATCAAAAATTACATCGTCGTATTGGTAGCTGTCAAAACCATTAGTCGATCTTAAACCAAAATCAAATACTCCCTTGTCATAACCCTGTTCGTCGAAATTTCCAACACCGTCATTGACGGTAATCTGAGGAGAAGGTTCGATGTAACCACTAATGAGACCTGAAGAATTTAAAGATAATCCTGGCGGAAGAATGCCGTCACCGTCGGCAATATAAAATGTTAGAGTTGCACCTGAAGCAACATTTAAATCGGAAACTTCTATTTGATAATTGATATAAGTTTGATCTGGTGTATAAAATTGTTTACTTGGCCCTAAGGGCAATGATCCTGCAGGAGTTATAAATGTCGGAGGATTATAACCGTAAACACTGATTGTAAATGTTCTATCGGATATACTAATACCATCGGATGCTCTTATACAGAATGTATAAGTTGTTTGATTAGCTACTGCTAGTGGTGCACCTGTAAGATTACTGCCTATTAAAAATATGCCATCGGGCAAATTTCCTGATATAATTGTAAAAGTAATACCTCTGCTGTTTGATACTGGTAATGCCAACGTAACAGATTGCTGTTCTTGCAGAGTTCCAAATGAATACCCGCTAGGTTGTGTCCAAACATTTAACATTTTAATAACCGCCGGTTAATGGTGATCTTTTCCAAGTATTAGGTGCTGTACAAACATAAATGTAGTTGGTATCCCATGAAATTTGTCCAATAGTACCTGTTGAATTTGAACTTTTTGTGCCGGATGTACTAGGCCATGCGGTATTTTGTATTGTGCCATCTTGAAAAGTTACATTACCATTAGTTGCATTGATTTCAAATACTGAACCATTGATGGCAAAATTTCCAGAAGCATATAAATATCCGCTTAGTGATAAATTAGTTGCGGTAGTAGTTCCTGTCAATATAGGATTTGCATTAAAAACAGCATATCCAGTTCCAGTAGCATCGGGTATTATAGACAGCAACTGACTACTACTTGTATTTGCAAATTGGTTTAATGTACTGGCAGTAGTTGTTAAAATACCGCTAGTAGGCAGTGTTACATTGGTAACACCAGTAGATGTTAATGTGATATTATTAGTACCTGCGGTAGTAAGGCTAACACCTAAAGTTAAAAAATGACCTCCTACAGATAGTGAAGTTTGCCCAAACTCGCCAAAATCATAATCATTGTTTGGAGGATTAGTAATACCACTTAATACTCCAGTTCCATTAAAATCTACAGTATAACCTCTGCTATTTCTTTGCCAGCCAGTTGGGTAAGTAACAGAACCAAAATCTGCAATAAGATTGGTAGTAGGAACCATTGCAGAAAATAAACCTGCAGCTATATTTGGATCTTGACCATATATGGTATTTTGTATATCACCACCGAACGTATGATGACCATTTAAATTTAAATTATTGTTTAGTGTAGGAGTTGAATCGTTAATTAGTATAGTCTTTGCTTCTAAATTAACTGTGCTTGCATCAGTTGATATTGTTACTGTATTTCCTGTACTAGTTAATGTTTTAAATTCTAAATTAATACCGTTTTTATCGGCAAATACTCCAGTTCCAGAACCTAAGTTAACAGCAGTACTAATTGCTGCCTCAGCATTAAGAACAGCAAAGTTACTGTTTACCTTAGTAAATGCGGTGCGTAAATCGTCACCTGTGCCGTCATTAGCATAGCTACCTAAATTGATTGTTTGTATTGTCATTTGCAGTCTCTTTTAGTATTTACCATGTTCCAGCATCATACGTGTGCCTCTTCCAAATATTAGTAGTACCGTCATACGATGCTGTGCAGTAGTAAAAATATACAGAATCAAACGCAACCATTCCTGCTATATCGCCTGTTTTACCAGTACTGTGAGTAGGCACAATTTGCGGGTATAAATCAGCAAAATTTGCATTTACCTTACCAAATGCTACACGAATAGTATCTGCACCTGTAGCATTTGGTGTTGCGCCGATGTTTATATTTTGTTGAGTCATTATGCTCTCCCTACAGCAACTTCAATGACTCCAGCTTCGCCGTAGTCCTTATCTTCTAATGCTTTGCCAACAATAGCACCTAAAGTAGGAGTTGCAGCACGTACGGCATATCCAGGAGTAGCACTTGTAGTTAAGATATCTCCTTTCTTCACCCGTCCTACAACTTTACATGGTACACGACCTGCAAGTGCAAGACACGCCCTAGTTCCTTTTAGTTGACTATTCATAGTATATGCCGGATCTGTTGTTACAATACCAGCACAACGTGTGTCATTAATTGTTGTAGTAGTTGTAGTTTCTGCATCACCTCCAAATACTAATACTGTACCAGGTTCGTATTCTGCATCAGCTGTATACCATTCAGCTAAGTCGCTATACGTAGCTTGAAGTTGTGTTCCAGTTCCGCTTAATGTCCAAGTACCTGTAATAGTACCTGCATTAGTTCCACTACCTGTTGTTAATGTACTACTTAATAATGTTCCACCATATGTATACAAATCGATATAACTACCGCTTTGAACTTGCCAATTACCTTGTATGCTGCCTTTAACAGTATTATCTGTACTATTAGTAAACAAGTTTTTAGCAAGTAATGTACCATTAGTATGATCGACAGCACCGTACATTGTTGTAACTGTATTACTAGTAGTTGTACCCGTACTAGTCATAAAGTATGTTGTACCAGTACTTGCGCCGGGTGTACTAAAATTTAATGTAGTTCCACTTACAGTTAATGCTGTGTAAGTAGAAACTTTTAAACTGCCAACATCAACACTCTTATCAGCTCCAGATTTTACAATACTGCTTACGGCATTACTTACGCTAACTGGTGTTACACTATAAGTATTACCAGCTGTGCTAACACCATTGTAAGTTATAGTCATTATACCGCTTGAATTAAACGAAGTGTTTACAATACCGCCAGCATCACTAACTACTTGTGCAGGAGTAACAGTTGTTGGACTTGTTGCACTACCACTTCTGTTACCCAACAATGTTCCAGTAGCAATTTGTGTAATAGCTGTTAATGGTACACCTGTAGTTGAACTAGAACTAGTTAACAAATCGACAAAACCAGTAGCGCTTACATTAAACACATTATTGTTGTAAACACTTAATCCTAAATCTGCCTGCACAATAGCGCCTGCTGTTCCACTTCCACTAGTTCCTGTTGCTAGTCCTTTGGCAACATTTAATGACAATTTGCTTTGAGCAATAGCGGCCGATGAGCTAATCATTGAATTAGTAATAGTACTACTATTGATTGTAGCAACAATATTAGTTCCCACATAAGTTATAGTAATATTACTTGCGCCGCCAGTACTAGCATTAACCCATGTTGTACCATTGTACGCTAACAAATTATTTTGAATCGGTGATGCAATTAACACATCACTTAGTTTACTTAAAGCATTGAATAATGTAACTTTGCCATCAACATAAACTTTATTAGCTGCATCGGTAGTATACACTGGTGTAGCAAGATTACTAACTGTAAAGCCTGCAGCATTAATATTACCTTTCATACTTAGACTTCCGTCTAATGCCAAGAATCCAGGACCAATTAAGTTGACCAGAGGAGTTAAACTTCCATTGTGTGTCAATCCTAAACGACTATCGATATAACTTCGAATTGCACTTTGTACTGGAATAACATCACTTGCATTTTCAGCCATAGTTCCATCTGTACTAAATGAACTAACAACTACACCTTTCTTAAATCCTAGACCGTCTAAGTTACTTAAGGCAATTGATGCTGAGAATGTAACAGTACCGGTACCTTGGTCAACTGTAAAGAATCGACCCACACGGAAAATACCGTTTTCGTCTGTTGTTACATAAAACACACGACCAGTAGTTTCTTCTAAAATTTGCTGACTTGAAATTTCAGCAATAGCAGGATTACCGTAAATTTGTGTTGGGTAGTTACTGGTATTGTAACCGCCAGTACCAATATTCAAAAAGTCGTGACCTGTAGCACGAGTAGTTGAAATCTTAACAGTAATTTGTCCTGAACTAGCTGCAGGATAACCTAAACGTAATGTTGAACTTGTTGTAAGACTAAATGGTTTACTTAATCCTAATGCTGTAGAACTTGCACTAGTTACCTCAGGTGTTATTGTAGTAGTTGTAGTGTAAGTAGTTCCATATATACCAGGATCATATGGATAGGTTAATGTAATACTAGTAGTACTACTTGAGCTACATTGAAAATAACCATTGTACAAACTGTTGCTGTTACCTGCTACATAGAACCAAGCATTAGTTGTTGGTGCTGTAGTTGTTAA